TATAAATAAAAACCACGCTAGTAACTTTCTCAGCATTTACTGGTAAAAAAATATAATCTCCTTTTTTATATTGTATAAAAGAACTGCTAATCATTGCTTCGGGTTCTGTTATATAATTAACCCCATCTTTAAAATTATTATAACCCTCTTGAGCTAAGTAATTCGTCGTTGTTTCAGTACCTATTATTGTTCCATCACTTTCTCTTGCTGATGTAAAAACTCTTACCCATACTGACTGAGTATCTGCTGAAATATTGTAACCTAGTGGCGTGTTATTAATAAATTTTTGCTCTATAAAATCATTTACTAACTCGCTTATTTCTATAGTGACAGAGCCTTCAGTTCCTAATGGTTTTTTCTGCAAACTGTATGTACCTAAACTTGTTGGACACGCAGCAGCTAATAACTCTCCACCTTTAATAGTTATGTTAATTTGAAAGTAGCTAAGACTAGCTAAGTCAGTTCCTGTTACTTGCGGAGTCCTTATGAAAAATGGACTTCTGGTTCTTATAATTGTACTCATTTCGTTTCTTTAAATATTATGTCTAATGCATCTTCTAAATGGGCTACAGCAAAATCTTGACCATATTTATTAATACCAGCTTGTAGTGGTTTACTAAAAAAGCTAGTTGCCTCTAATCCTTTTTTCTTTATGCTTTGAGCTATAACAAAGCCAGTTGATTTATAAGTAATATATTTTCCTTTTTTATCTCTAAATCTTAAACCTTTTCTTTTAGCAAACTTTGCAAATGTTCCAGTTGCTGCTTCAACTCCTATTAAATTGCTGGATTTTTTATATTTAAATTTTGAGTTTTTACTTTTTATATAACTAGAATTAACACCATGAACTCCTTTGTCTTGAAACTCTCCATAATCATCCATGCTAAAACCTACATTAAAACCTGTTTCAAATCTTCCGCTGTTTCCTCTATTCTGTTTTATATTGTATTTAATGCTATTATAAAGGCTTTTGCTAGAGTTCATTCCTTTTTTGGATAGGTTACTCCTAGATTGTTGTTTAACGTACTTAGAATAAGTTTCTATAGTTCTTTTTAATCTGCTCATTTTAACAATATGTCATATCATCAGCAACCCCAACTTGAAAATTTACCTCCCAGCCAGAAAGATTGTTTTCAAAACTTGGCAGCCTTTGAGCATTTACAGCACCTTCTAATTCAAATTTATTTCTGTATAAGTTGGCTTTCTTTAATACTCTCATTACTCTAGTGGCTAAAGCAAATTGAGTATTTTCAACATCTTGTTGGTTGTCGTTTCCTAAGAATAGGGTAGTGTCTGGGTCTTTGCTAAAGTCTACTAAATCCATTAAATAAAGAGTTACATTAAATGTCACATAGTTTTCGTTTATCTCTGCATTATTAATTTCAATATGAGCTAATGGAAATATGCTTTGTTTGTTTAAGTCAATTTCATCTATTGAGCCATAGCTTACATTGCTATTAAAAGGCTCTGCATTTACTGCCTCTTTTATACTATCTATAACTTTATAAAAACTTTTCATAATTGTTTTATGTATAAAGGAAAATTAAAAGATGAATTTTCAGAATCCAAACCTTGTAAGTTTTCATCTACCAACTCATCTAAATAATCAACCGCTTCGTCATACTCCCAACCACCCTCATGAATTAAATTGTCTAAGCATTTGTAATAGTCGTAAATTACTCTTACAGGCTTGTTTGCAGTTAAGCCCATATAAGCATCTGAAAAACCTACTATTATCATGGTAAACTCTCCACCATCTGATTCTAATACTTGGTTTAAAATATCTTCGTTTTTCATTTTCTGCTGCTTTTAATAATGCTTTCTTCTAATTCGTTTTTATCTTTTTCAAATGCCAGCATTAAAAAACATTTATGTGCTGGCAGCTTAGTTATTTCTTCAATCCTTCTAACATCTCCATGGCAGAGTGCATAGATGGAACTAAACCATCCATATTTTTGGCCGAATCCTTCAGCTTTGGTTGGGATTCTACTAGCTCCCCCTTCGCTAAAAATTTCGGGATAAGATTCAAATACTCTTTTTTTAAATTCCAAAAAAAAACCAACGCTCCAAAAACTATGTCTAATCTCATGTTTCGCATATCGTATTTAGTTGAGCTTTCGTAATCTTCAATCAAATACTTTTCTTTTTTAGTAAATACTATTGGTCTATATAAAACCCCCATTGCTTTATGCATTAAATTCCACTCAGTTAATTCGTCTACATCAGCAAACGCTCCCAAAGTAATTTTGTCTAAATCATATATAAAACCAAACTCCTTATTGTTTAATTTAAACCTATCTACAAAAGTTGTTTTATCAGTAAATAGCTTTTCTATTGAATTAGTAATTTCATCAACATCAGTTGCTCTTATATTTAAAACATCCTTTAAGGTTACTTTGCAAAATATTTCAATCATTTTCTGCTGTAGGAATAAACTCATTTCTTTTCCTTCAGCAACTTTCAACCATTGTTGATATTGTAGTAGGGTTATTTCTTTTAAACTTGTTGGGATATTTAGTGTTAGTTTCATATTATTAATCCGTTTAATTTTTAATATTGATATACACGTTTTTAAAATAAATGATATTCCCCTCTATTTGGGTTTTCCAATACCATCATCATTGCGTATCTAATTGAATCTATTGCATGGTCGCCAGTCATTGGGTTGGGCTTTTGTAATGTGTTTCCTTGTCTGTCCTTCATCCATACATAGCCTTCTAGCTCTTTCTTTAAATTCTTGCTTTTACTTGTAACAAATACTTCGTTTTGATTAATTAGATTAATACCATACACAATAGAATCTCTTCCTTTAGTTACTGGGAATATATCAACGCCGCTCAATCTTATTTCTGCTATTGATTTAGGTTCTGCTGAATCTGCATAAATATTGCAGTCTATATTGTTGTTTTTAATAAAGTTGGAAATATCTCTATTAAGCATTCCTGTTTGATAAAGCACTTCATCAAATATGTAACCATCATTATACTTATATAATAAGCACATCGAACTTGGGTCAATTGAATAGCCGAAATCTAATCCAGCTCCTATTAATCTAGCTTCATTTGGTATTGAATTAATCTCTTTCCAGTCTGGTATGCAAGCACCTTCTAAACTTCCTACTTCACCATCTAAATAAACTCTGCACCAATTCTTCCAATAGCTAGATGTATTTGCTTTTACTCTAGCTTTTTCTAGTTCTTTAACTATTGATTTTGGTAATGACTGATTATCCTTATAAGTAAGTGTAATAAAGTCTGTATCTGATTGACCTATTAATTCTTTGTCTACCCAAAATAGAGAAGTTGGATTATAGTCTAACCATATATTTTCTGATGTTCTTATACTTAACTCTTGATAACTGCTAAAAGGTACATTGTTACACTCATTTATGTATAAATCTGTGCGCCGAGCCCCACGGAGTTTATCTGGTTGGTCAGTTGAAAAAAATTCAATGTAAGAACCAGAAGCAAATTCATATTTTAAAATACTTCTGTTAAATTGTTGCTCCTTATACCTTTTTAGACCTTTCATGATTCCTAAAAAATCTTTTAAAGCTCCTCTTCTTAAATGTGGAATTGATTCAGCAACAATGCTTATTTCTTTATTGTCGTTTCTAATAGCGTAGTCTATTAAAATACAAAGGATAGCAATTGTCTTACCAGCACTAGAACCACCCCTAACAATCTTTGTTCTTTGATTAAGTTTTCTTAACCTTTCAACTGCTGTGGTTTTTTCTGGTATCATTTAATCAATAAACAGCGGGAGTTCTTGGTTTAATGTAATGTCTTTAGTTTCTGTAGGTTTGCCAAATCTTCTATCTAAGTATATTGTAATAGCTCTTAAATCCCCTTTTTTAATTAGCTCATGAAGTTTGTGTATTACTTCATCCTTGTCTATAATTCTATCTAACCTTTCAATGAGCTTGTCTTCATCTGCTTTAGTTGGTCTACCAGCTCCTTTTCTTATTCCACCTCTTGCCATTTTTTTGATTGTTTATTGTTTATTCAAAAACTATTTCTTCATTAGGAAGTGGTACTTCTACATTAAACCATTCTTTTAAAAAGTCTCTGCATTGTTTGTGAAATACCTCTTGTTTAGTAGTTGTGTTTTCTGTTGATGATGTGGGAATTTTGATAACTTCACTTGTTTCTGAATTAACCTTTTCTTCATATAAGAATAAAGACTTATACAGATTATGAGCTTTCTCTATGTCCCATGTTTCCCCCCATTCGTTTTCAACTGCTTGTATAGTAATTGGTATAACAACACCAAAGTAATAAGCGTTCTGTTGGTTGCTTCTATGGTTTGTTTTACGTTTCACTATTATTTCAATTTCTTTTCCTTCAAAGTTTTGTACAGCTTGTTTTACTTTAGCTCTGTTTCTAATTAGTTTGCCATTAACAACTTTTGATATGACTTTAATTTGTTTCAAGCTCCGCAACTTGTACAATCTTCATCATCAAGCTCGCACATTCTTTCTGGATTGTTTTCAGGTAAGTTTAAAAGCTCTCTAACTATTTTGCCAAAATCTTGGTCGTTTGGATGCATGCCCGCCGTAAATTGAAGTTGTTGTAATAATTCTTTGTCATTCATTTTTTGTGCTTGCTTATTATTTGTTTTAATTCTTTTATTTTAAAATCCTTTTCATCTTTAGAAAAAAATTTCTTTAGTTTTTTTATTAATTCTGCTCTAACTTTTTCGTCTTTCATATTTCGTCAATAGGTAATAAAATCCCTTTACTTGTGTTTTTGTCTCCGCCCTTAACATCTCTTTTTGTATTTAAATATTTTCTACACTTTTGTTTTAAATAATTAGTTCCAATTAATCTTATATTGTGCTCATTTATCCATATTGCGTGCCACTCAGCTTTTGTTGTTGATATTCCACTTTTTTTATTGCTTCTTAAATTGAAATACTCAATGAATACATTGCCAGTTTTATTTGCCAGTAAATCTTTTTTACATTCAATAGCCTTCTTTTCTAATATGTAGCCAAGTTCTTTTTCAAATACTTGTCCAACTTCTAAATCGTGGGAATAATTACTATTGTATTTCATCTTTATATATTTTATAAAGTCTTTCGACATCGTTGTATAATTCTCTAACACATGAACCACATGAAGATTCTGTTTTATTTGACTTAAATATTCTATTGTGAATGTTTAGCATGTACCTTTGGTCATCTCTTGTTATTGTGCTTCTAAATGTTTTAAAATAATTATCCGCCCACTTGAATTCTGACTCAGTTAAACATTCTTTGGCTTTGTAAGGAAACATTTTATTGAGCTTTTCCTTCCGTTTATCACACCCGCAATCTTCGCCAGCTACCCATTTAACTAATTTTTTAATCCCAGTTGCTTCTGTAAACTTTTCTACAGTATCGCCAAATCCTTTACTTCCCATGATTTAATTGTTTTTTAATTTCTTGTTTACATTTTTTAATTTTATTGTAAACGGTTTTGTAACTAATCTTAGTGGCGTTGGATAGTTTTCTCATTGACTGAAATTCCTCTGTGTACAGCTTAAATATTTTTTTATAAAACCAGTTAAAATTGTCAACAGCTTTGTCTATGTTTTTAAAAAACATTAAATCAACATCCTGAGATTCTAAATGTTCTTCTTTTGTTTTATTTTCTGTTTGTATAATATCTTTTTTTATAGGGAAATAAGCCTTTTGTTTTCTGTATATATCTACAGACAAATCATGTAGCGTTATATAAACAACTCCGCCATTAATTTTACCCTCTTGTATTATATCCGTTTTTTTTAGCTTTCCGTTCCTTAGTTTCTCATGAATTTTAATATACATGTCTTGAACTAAATCGTCTGGAGTTATAGAATAGTAAAGAGGTGTTAATTTATTAGCCATTAAAAGCCATGTTGTTTGCTTTTCAAATAATTTTATAAGAATATCGTTTTCGTTTAATTGCTTTTCCTTCACCTTAAATCCTTTTGAGTTTTTAGGATAAGTTTAGTGTTGTTTGGGTTTTCGCCTTTTAATTGGCCAGACTCTAAAAGAGCTTTGGTTAATCTCCATTTGACTAACCATAGGGGAGTGGGAAACCCCTTGTATTCAATTAGCTCAAAAGAGCCATCGGATAATTCAACTTTAAAATCTATGTAATAACTTGTGATTAAATCCCCATTTACGTATAATGGGAGCTTGTGTTGGGGCTTAATGTGTACTACTTCGCCAGCTAACTTTCTAAGCTCTAATTGTTGGGCGTAAGCTGCTTCTCCTTTGGAGTGATAGGAGCGACCGTTAAACGTTTGTTTAACAGCTCCGTATTTATTTTTGGTATATTTGAATCCTTTTTTGTATTGCATCCCTTAAAACGTGGCTGGGGGAATTGCAATATAGTAAATTTATCTAACTTTTATCTATTTATTATATACTTTTTATATACTTTATTATTTATAAGTTTAATTTTCTGCTAGCCCGCCTTGAATGATTAATTCTTTACCATCTAAAAAAAGTCTTATAGATTCCTTGCAATCATTAGGGTTTAGAAATTTTAAGTACAATTCAAACTCAGCTATAGTAACATAAAATTCATGTTCCCATGGTTCTAAACTGTCTACTCTTTTACCAAGTAATTCAACAATGTTTGTTTTTTTATTAACTAGCTTAATATATTCTTCATCTTTATTTGTAAATTCTATCACGTATTATCAATTATTTATACTCTGCAAAATCTGTTGTATGTAATTGAATTGTTAATCCATTTGGGCAACATGGGGTTTCTGAATCAAGCTCTATACAGTCCATATACTTAGTGCCATCCTTATGAACTCTTGGTGTTGGAATAAATATGTCTGGAGCTAGTAAAGTTATTAATTGAGCTCTGTCTATTAATGTAGAATTTGACAAAAAATACATTATCAATTCATGGTTTGGCTCTATGTTTGGTTTAGTTTGTTTTTTCATTACTTTGTCTTTACGTGGCTGGTTAATATATCTATTATATGTTGAGCAAAATTTGTGTTGTTTTTAACTGCTTCGATTTTTAAAGGCTCTACTATTTCAATTGGGATTCTAATATTTTTAACAAGTGTTTTCATTGTTTTTAAGTTTATTTTCTATTAATTGTTATATGAGTAATCTAATCTTTTTTTTCTGTTTCCCTTATCTTCACCTTGAATAGTGTAATCACCTACAATTTCACATATTAATTGAAAATGCATTTCGGATTTTCCATTTAATTCTAAATCAAATTCTAAAAAAGTTTTATAAACTTCTTTTTTTAAAGAAAGTTTTAAATCTCTCATTTCGTGTCTGTATTCGTGATTCCAAAAGTATTTCATTTTTTTTGTTTTTCTTAGTTACACAACAAAGATACATTAAATATTTAAAATACCTAACATGTCTTTATTTTTATATATTTTATTTTTTAAATTTAAAACATTTCCATTTGGTTTACATTTTGTTTTCTTGTTATTCCTACTGCTGTTTCTAATATTGTTCTGCCAGCTTCATAATCTACTAAGTTCCTTCCTATTTTTCTTTTGTTCTGTTCTCCTTTATAATCGCTTAAATCTATTTGATGATGCTTTTCTAACTGAGGTAGTTGCCAATCTCTTATAAAGGCATCCCTTTCTTTATAATGTGGTATTATAAAATTTGACCAATATAAGTGTCTGCCTCTTTTTTGTGCAGGTATTAATGGTTCATAAAAAGGTAATACATTCTCAACTACATATTTTCCTTTGTAATAATGTTTTAAAAATATTATTTCTTCATAAAGCGACATACTAGGATATTTTGGTTTCCAACTACCCCTAGTGTATTGACTTATGTTAATCCTACTATGACTAGGACAAGGAGGGCTACTCCAAATAAAGTCATATTCTTTGTAATTATCTAATAAATACTGATGTGCATCTGCTACAATTACTTTATCATTCGGAAATCTTTCTTGATACATTCTTGATAATTCAGGGTCAAGTTCTACAGCAGTAACCTCTATATCTGTAACTTCATCCCACTTGTATCGGTTGCCACCTAAACAAGCATACAAATTTAATATCTTCATTTTTTAAAAAGTGTCGTTTCTCGCTGCTGACTCGCTGCTGATTTTAATAATTCACTTTCTTTTACAACCTTTAATTCTTGTAAATAAGATTCTTGCCAATACCATTCTTTTTTTATCATTCTAGTATTATTTGACAAATTCGTGTTATAAACACCCCAAGCACTATAGCTAGTAAATGGGATGTTAATACTTGATATGCTAAAGCCTCCATTAAAAGGGTAAATCGTTTGCTTCTTCTCCTACTGGTACAAAACCTTCTTTAACAGGCTCTGGGTTTAATTTGTTAAATGCCCAACAGTTAGCAGATGTAAAATAAGATGTTATTTCAGTTTTTGGATTCTTCCAAGCTCTACTTCCAACATTAATTTTAAACTCATAAACATCATTTAGTAAAATATCTTTAACTAATTCTGTTTTATCTTTTAAAAATTCTATTTCTAAGAGATTAGGATATTTGTCTTTTAATCCAGCTTGGTCTATTATAATTGAACGTTTTGTAAATCCTGAATCAAAAGTCATTAATTCATTGATTTCTTTTACTGTTCCTCTTGTTGCTATATTATTCATGTTTGTTTTATTTTTTATGTTGTTTACTAAGGCTTGCATTTTGCTCACCTGAAAAACTCGTTCTATTGTCTAAATGTTTTGAAAGACAATCTATAATCATAGGGGGGTTTATACTTCCATATAATTTTAATTCTTTTCCCATTGCAATAGATTTAAAAATATAATCTATGTCGGTTAATTTTAATTGATTTAAAGGATATTCAGTAAGAGCTAAAGAGACAAACTCAATTTGAGCTTTGTTCATAGGTCTAGTTAAGTTTAAAAGCTCGTTTAGATTAATTAATTTAATAGATATGATATCTTTTAATTTGTCTACTCCTTGACTGTTTAAATAGTTTAAGAGTGAAGGAGCTTTTGAGTTAGCGCAATCTTCAATCTTAACAATCTGATTATTTGGTTTAACTAAATCTGCTGAGAATATCTCTCTTGAGACTTCCGTATTGGTCTTTGTCATTATTTCCATTTTTTGTGTTTGTTTGGGGTTTGAAAATTCCTTTGTAGCCATTAGCCATAGAGTATTCTATCGCTTCTATAGCTTCGGATTCGTTGTTGTAGTCTTTGCTTATATTTTTTAGCATAGCTTGCTCAGATGCTAAAGACTTAAATTTGAAATTATGCTGGTCTAACTTGTATTGTTTCCAAGTTTTTATTGATTGTTTAAATTCAAGAGAATTAAAAGGAAATACTAAAACTTCTTTTTTAATATTATCATTTACACTTACACTATCACTTACACTATCACTTACACTATCACTATCAGCTTTTTTGGGTTTTGAAATAAAGCGTTGGGTTTTTTGGGTTTCCTTTTTAAGGGTAGCCTTTTTAGGTCTTCCGCCTAATTTTCCATTTTCACTTTGTTTATTAACATACTTATTATATTTTTTTAAATCTCTTTTTAAAGATTGCTTAATAGGTATAAAACACATCTTAGTTAACCTATCTGGATTCTCTGGCTCTAAGTCGTTGACATACCTAAACAAATGCTTTACAAGCTTTCCAGCTTCCTCGTTAGATAGTTCTTCAAATGACTCAAGCCAATCGCAATAAGCAACAAATGATTTTTTATTAGTTGCCATTTTCAATATTTGTTAAAAGTTCTTGTAATTTGTCATCTGTATAATTGACAATCTTTTCATTTACTTGCTCAATAAGTAAATCCCTGTAACTATCCTCAATGCTGTTACTGTCGTGTAGTCTACTTTTACATGCTTTTGCCACTTCTGGAAACATTACATCGTGGACATAAAACAAATCGTATTTAGCAATAGCCCTATTAACAGAGTCAAGATGCTTTTCGCCTTTAAACCCTCCAGCTTCAGCAATTTCTTTTTTATTGTTTGGAGTAAATAAAACAGCAAGTTTGCAATAGATTTTATAAATAAAACTGTCTCTGTAATATGATGAAACAATAAATTCTTTATCTACCACATATTTTACAGTGTTATGTATTTCTTTTAAACTAATTTTTTTAGTTTTTAAATTGTTGGTTAAACAATTTCTTTGAATAATTTTTGTTTTTTTAGTTTCCATTATATTTTTTTAATTGTTATTGTATCTCTTGAATAGCTGTTGGGAATAATGTTAAATACTTGACCTGTTTCCTCGTCTATGTATTCCGCTTTGTCTCCTAGCTTGTGTTTGCTCTCTGCTTTCTTATAAGAGCTTTGTATATTCTTAATAGATGTTTTGTGGTGAGTTATGTCTGGTAACATATCCCACTTGTAAGACTTTCTACCATTGGTTTTTTTAAACTCATAACCTTTATAATTAAAAGGCTGGTTATTAGAAGAAAAATCATTACAAGACTTTTCTAAACTTTCCTGAATATCAATGTCTACTTCATCAAGTAAAGCCTTTGTTTTCTTTAGTAATATTTTAACCTCTAAAGAATCTCCATTGTCTGCTCTTGCTGTTAACTCCTCAATTATGTAAGTTAACTTCCTAAAAACGTCATCAGTAGTATCTTCGTTCTCAATCCAATAATTAGACTCCTCTTCATCAAACCTGTTTAAATGTTTTGACAGAGCTTCTTGCTCTATTTTATTAAAATCATTCTCTGTGATTTCATATAAGCGTTTACTATATGCCATATTTTTCATTATTTATTTCGGTTAGTGATTCTATTCCTTGAGATTCCATTTTTTTATCTATCTCTATTTTCTTATTGTAGATGTGGTTTAGTTCTTTAAACCATTCAGTTAACTTGTCTTTATTTTCCATTATTAATTTCTTTTAAATGATTCTGATTCATCTTCGCCAAATACTCCTAGCTCATAAAAGCCAGTCATTTTTAAAACTGCTCTGCTCATGGCTCTTTTTTCTGCCATCTCAGCAACATACCAGGTATTACAATTTCCATCTTGATAGCCCTTACCTTTCAATGCAGAACCAAAAGTTTCAAGAGTTATTT